ATATGGGCTTTTCAGACATGAAGAAGAGAAGCGGAGATGTATCTGCTCTCTCGGACAAGATGGAAAAGATGAATGACAAGAAGTCTTACAAGGATGACCGCTACTGGCGTCCTGAACTAGACAAGTCGAGTAATGGTTATGCCGTTATTCGATTCCTCCCCGCTCCTGGCGATGAGGAACTCCCGTTCGCTCGTCTTTACACTCACGGATTTCAGGGTAAGGGTGGTTGGTTCATTGAGAACTGTCCCACCACTATCGGTGGCAAGTGTCCACTCTGTGAGGTAAACAACGATCTTTGGAACAGCGGACTTGAATCTGATAAGGATATTGCTCGACAGCGTAAGCGTCGTCTCTCCTACATCAGTAACATTCTTGTGGTGAGCGATCCCAGCAACCCACAGAATGAGGGTAAGGTCTTCCTCTACAAGTATGGTAAGAAGATCTTTGACAAGATTCAGGAATCTATGAAGCCTGAATTTGCAGACGAAACTCCAGTCGATCCCTTCGACTTCTGGAAGGGTGCCAACTTCAAACTCAAGGTTCGTAAGGTTGCTGGTTACATCAACTACGACAAGAGTGAGTTCGAGGCACAGTCTGCTCTGTTTGATGGTGATGATACTCGTCTTGAGGATCTGTGGAAGTCTGAATACTCTCTTACTGAGATTATTGCTCCCGATCAGTTCAAGTCTTACGAGGAACTCAAGGCGCGTCTCAACGACGTTCTCGGTAACGACATTCGTTCTACTCAGGATGATGCTGTTACTGAAACCGCAGAGACTAGTGAGCCTGAGGTCACTACTGCTCCCGCAGCCGCTCCCACTGCTGAGACTGAAGAGGACGCCTTGTCCTTCTTCAACAAACTCGCAGCAGATGACGAGTGAAAAACAGGAGAGGGATGATCAGGGGAGTGGCTTCGGTCACTCCCCTTTTCTATTATCCAAACCTAGCAGCAGAGAATCTAGATCCACGGTTTACCATTTGAGATGCCATGAATGATGCTTCCTCTTGTGACATTGATACGCTACTAAATGTGTTGTTATTATTAGTAGTTGATGTAGATGATGGAGCAACTATGTTTGTATTACCATCGGAACCAGATGAGGACATACCTGCTTCATTTCTAGTCGAGCGATCAATCTGACTGGAGGTGTTCATCGATAGATCTCGTCTTCCTGCTATCCCTTCACCACCAGCAGATCCATTAGAACTACTTAATGATTCACTTGCTCTACTCGCTGCTTCCGCCGTTGCTGGATTGAAAGTTGCTGTAGCGGTATAACCATCACCTGTTGGTTTTACATCTGTAACAACACCTGGCGGGAGAGTGCTTACTCCCATTTTAGACTTAAGATCCTCTCTGGCTCTGAAACTAGCTTTGCGTTGTGCTGCTATATCCTGACTACTGGACGATGTTCTAGGTGTAGCACTTCCCGTACCTACCATTGGTCCTGTTTGTGGTGTTGTGGATAGGTTGGAAACATCACCCGAAGACATCATACTTTGTTCATTCGTATTTGGTGATAACTCAGAACTATTGACATTTGCTGGAGTTATAGATGGAGTTTCTTCTTCGTCTAGGCCAATGATACTACCGAGAACGGGAATCTTTTCTAGCACATTATACACATTTTCTCCACCGACCCAACCAGCAAGACTACTACCAATATAGTCGCCAAGATATCCACCAGCGAAGGATCCCGCGAGGGTTCCTACTATGGGGACGGGAATCAAAGTACCAAGTGCCGCTCCTCCTAATGATCCCAAAGCCATACCCAATGCTGCACCTAGAGATTTACCTATCGCTTCTTTTTTCTCTTTAACAGATAGAGATGGATCATTTTTGATAGTATTAATATCAATAAGAGAAATCAATCCTGAGATAGCAGGACCAATGATTGGTAGTTTTTTACCAATAGCCTTTAGTATTGGTCCTGCTTGCTTTTTAAGTGCCTTCATCGCAGGTCCAGTTGCTAGATTCTTTGCGGCAGAAATTCCACTACCGACGACATTCTTTGCAGCAGAGAATCCACGACCAACAAAATCTTTTCCTGTTTTAATTGCACCCTTTGCTCGATCAAACATTCTACCAAAGAACCCTCTTGGTTTCGGTGCTGTGGTAGGCGCTGGGGGAGGAGGTGCCGGCGCACCACCTGGCATTGGAGGAGGAGTTGAGGGTGTGCGTGGAGGTGTGACTGAAGGTGTGGGTGTTTTACCCTTACCAAAACCCAAAACACTCTTGGCTTTTTCCTTGATAAAGCCGCTGATGCCCAGGCCGCCGGTGAGGCTGATTCCTAATGCTCCCATAACATTACTAAAGATGGTTCCTATTATTCCACCATCACCATCTCCACCTTCTCCATCTCCACCAATATCTGGGAGATCTAGACTTCCACCAAGTCCAGCCGAAGCAAGACTTGCAGCCCTTTCACCTTCTAGTTTATTCTCTCGTTCTTTTGCTTTATCACCACTTTTAACAGAGACAGATTGTGCTATAGTTGTTAGAGATTCAGTTTGAGTTTCCTCTTGCTTATCTTCTAGTTTTTCTTCTCTCTGTTTCGATTTATCAATCTTGAGACTATCTTCTATATTCGATAGTGATTTCGTTTGTAACTTTAGTTCTTTCTCGATGACATTTAAAGAGAGACCAGATGCAGATGAAGGTACAGGCGAAGAACTAGATGCTACACCGCCACTTACAGGACTGACTTCTGGACTATCATTAGATGAAACCAAAGAGGGCGTACTTATACCAAGACCAGAGAGTCCTGTTGACTTAGCCTCAAATCCTGCTGCTTGAAGTTGTTCAACAATAGCATTCTGTATAGCCTCATCTGGAGCCCCGCCGGCGAGTTGATCTAGCAACAACAAAAGTTCTTCTTTTGTTGTAATACCCATTTGAATCAGGGTATCAATCAGAACTTCTGATATATTATCATCACCCTTGTATGAGTTTTTTACGGACTGTATTAACTTAGCATATCCTACAGGGTTTTCTTTTTCAGATTCTCTTATTATTTTTAGAAAGTTTTTTCTTTTATTCTGTAGTTCTTCGTATGCTTTCTTTTGTAGGTTTCTTTTTCTGAAGAACTTAACAACACCTGCGCCTGGTAAATCGCCTGCGATTTCCGCACCTTTTTCTTTGGCACTACCAATGATAACCGAAGTTAAACCTTCTGGTTTTTCTGCACCAAATTCTGTAGCAGCACTTCTAGATTGAACCCCAGTTTTCTTTAGATCTTTAAGACTCTGTTTATTCAGGTTTTTATTAGCAATACTAGAACCAGTTCTCTGGTCTCTTTGACGTTCCTTAATGAACTTCTGCATCAACTTCTGTGTACGCAGAATTTCTTTTTCTCGCTTGACTTCTTCAGCAGTTTTAGGTTTTTGTTGTGGTGTCTGTGCCATGTTTACCTTTTGTTTTTTGCTTTAATCTTTTCTTCTTCTTTCAACCAAGCCTGTAACTGATAAATATAGACATCTCTTTCCCACGGTATCCATTTCATTATGTCGTCGTATGAATACTTATAATGGTGCATTAGTTGAAACACCAATTTCATGAACCCCTCTAGATTCATGTGGGAGACACTAAACCGAAAAAATCATTTAACCCACTGATTTCTATTTTATTGCCATCTACTTCTAATGCGTGATGTAGTTGAGGTGATTTTTCGGCGTATTTAAGTAATGCCGCAAACTGAGTTTCTGTCATGCTCTCTACAAACTCTACCATCTCTTTATGTGAGAGATCTGTGCCGCTAAGAGACTCTTCTTTGATAGTCACTGTGTCTATCATCGACGCTACCATCTTGATGTAAGTATCTTGGTCTTTATTCCAAATTTTTATTTCATTTTTGATGACATCATTTAGAGTGAGTTCTCTTAACTTTATAGTGATATTTTCTGTTACACTAAAAGTATTTTTCTTTGGTCCCGTTCTCTTTGGTGCTTTTATTGTGCGAAGATCTAGATTTACAGGCTTTTTACTTGAGCCATCACTATAGATTAGTTCTAGATTCTCACCAACAGAACGTTCTCGTAGTTTAACAAAAAGATATTCTGCTTCACCTAAAGATATATTGTCTAGATTCAAATTATCAAAACAAGCAATCAGAATATTTTTGATCGCCCTTATGATGTCCAGTTCATTTCCTTCTTCTGATACTAAGAGTAGATTCTTTTCTTCTTTAACCAGAAAAGGTCTAAAAGATAAATTATCCTCGACTGACGGAACTTTTATACTATAATCAGGCAGTTCTGACCTTAACATTTCAACTAACTTCATTTACCAAATCCTTTCATATTATTTCACCATTTATAAACAAATCAAAGTCACGGAACGAGAATGACACATTTCCTGTTTGATATGAGTTGGTTGATGCCATATCAAGTTCAAGCCCATTTATCGATACAGGGAAAACATCTTTTAATTTATAGGTCGTTACACTTGTCTCGTCTCGACTACTATAGTTTATTTCAATACTACCAACAAAATCATTATAATATCCTGCTCTATCTTCACCGAATATTATCCGATTAGTCCATTTTTGAAGGTATTCGTGGACGTTTTGTTGGTACATATAAGATAGTTCAAAATCACCACTGAACACTTTAGCATATGGAACGTTGTAAACAGGGCCCCATAGAGTTTTTTCGTCTGTTGCTATTCTTTTGGTTGGAGTAGTGCAACTCAACGCATGAAAATCACCAGCGCCAGTAGACAATATTCCTACGGCTGATGGACCAATAAGACTAATATCAAAAGTATATTTGTCGAAAATCTCTCTAGGAGTTTTCGTAGTAGACTTAACTTTGTTAAAACCTGCTTGTGACATCAGTTTTCTCCGTAGTATATATGCCCTACTTGGAGAAAATATCCAGTTCTGTGATTACAATAAACTCCCAATCCTTCTTCTCGCAGTATTCTTTTGCTGCTTTCCATTTAGCCATATTTGTTTCGTAGGTCATACACTCGCGGAGGTAGTTCCTAGTCTTCTTTTTAGGTTGCTTTGGTGGTTTGGTTTGCTTCTCTGGTTTCACTTCTACTACGAGGGTTTTCACTTCTCCGTTTTCATCTGCCTTTTCAACGATAAAGTCTGGATAGTATTTATGATTCTTCCTATCGACAGGAGAGTAGTATGGAACGTATAGTTCTTCAGAACCCCAACGAATGATTTTTGTGTTTTCATCTAGGAACCTACAAACTCTACGTTCCCACAAAGAACGGCAGATTATATTGTTTGGGTTACCTATATACTTTTGAGGATTTTGTGGTGAGTATTTTGTTTTATATGCCATACTAGTATCTATAGGGAAAGTAAATGTCTTACAGTTATCCATCTAATATAGAACTTTCAGGTGAACCTTTTCTGGTTATCAATGCCAGGGAATATGCTAGTGCTTTTCAGGTATCGGAAGGCAAGCGAAATCCTGAAATAGAGAGTTATAAAATAATCATCCCACAAAATATACAATCTGATGACAACTTAACATATGAACAAACTAGTGTTTTGGGTGCTGCGGCAGTAGCAGAACTGAGTGAAACATTTGGTAACTTATTGGCTCTTGGAGGGAGGATGCTTGAAGGGTTATCCAGTACTGCAACCAATAATACGTCAAGAGCCCTCGGTGGTTCTATCAACCCCAAAGAAGAACTTCTATTCAAAACACCTGAGTTGAGAACACATTCATTTACATTTAACATGTTTGCAAGAAGTGAACAAGAAGCAACAGTCATAGCAGAGATCATAAAAAGTCTTCGAGAAAAGGCTTATCCAAAGTTCTATGGTTTGGGGACGGGAAAGTCCTTCTTTGCGTTTCCGCATGAGTTTGAAGTATATAAAGGCTTCGGAGTTGATAATGCTTTTCCTAAAATTGACGCTGCGTTCTTAACTAGTATATCGACGAACTATGCAGGAAGTGGAAGAGTTTCCTTGACTCCTGATAACTACTACCAAGCAATAGAACTGACTCTCACATTCCAAGATATTAGAATCCATACATCAGAAGATATAAATGGTGTTCTCTGAGGTAGCATAAATGTTTAATTCAAGTTTTCCAACAACCACATATACATTTTATCCAAATGGCATAAATGGACCCAGTGCTGATGTCAGAGAAGTAGTTGACATGATGAGGCGCGTTAGATTTTTAGACAACTTTGGTTCCGTCAGGAACTACAAGTCATATACGGTTAAGACAGGAGAAACACCAGAGGTTGTTTCTACTAAGTTATATGGATCTCCCGACTGGTATTGGTTGATTATGTTGTTTAATGATCTAACTGATCCGTTTAGAGATTGGCCCAGAAGTGGTTTTGATCAGACTATACCTGCCGTAACAGAAGATACAGTTCATTATCTTCCTGGCGGAACAGGTTCGTTTGAAACACTAAATCCATATGATGTTGGTGATCAAATAGTTCGTGTAACCGATTCAGGTGACTATGATGAAGATAATCCTTTCTCCTCGGTTATCACTAGAATACGACCCAACTTTTTTGGTATTGATTTAAACATTCCTGCCTCTAGTGGAGTTAGACTAAAGGTAGGAGATAAGTTTGGTGTAAACAACAATGGTAGTATTGAACATGTAAACACAGTCACTCGTCTAGAAAATCCAATCACAACGGTAGAAAAGTTTGAGGATCGTTCGGGTGGTGAAGTGCCTCCTTTCGCTTGGAGAAGTGATTTTAGTGTTCTTCTTGATCCTACCGCAGAAGGTGCGCCTTTGAGTGCTTTAAGAACTACTTTAATATATGAGTGGATTGAGGGAACTGAGGTATTTCAAGAATTCTCACGCTCTGTTACCTATCAGTTTGAGGATAGGTCTGATTCATTAAGAACAATAAAAGTCTTTCCTGATAATCTTAAAAATGAAGCACTTACTTTAATGACTTCCCTAATTAGTCAAAAGCCATCTGGTGGAAGAACATCAGTAATCCGTTCAGCAAATCAAAGTAATTTATCGTTATTGTAATCTGGAGTTTTCATGTTAGATCAATCTGCATTTATAGGTGGTGTATCTCAAGTAGAAATAACAACAGATGATTTTGAAACATCTGTTGTTGTTGATTTGAATTTAGACTTTGAAGGTCTAGATTTTACTGAAGATATATTCAGCACTTCTATGTCTGGTAGAATTATACTTAACAATACCTCTGGTTGGGATGGTAAGTTAAAGGGTGTTCAGGGAACAGAATGGATTACACTTTCATTTAGTCCAAAAACCA